CTGATGTTGCTAAACACGCTTCTCAAATTGACGCGATTAAAGCCAGCGCCAGGAGCGAATTGAGAGAAAGACTTGAGCTTGAAGGAATGGCAGAAGCTCAATCAGTGAAGTTTGATGAAGCTGATACTGATCGAATTGTTAAGACTAAGATCATCGGTAAGCTAAATCCAGATCTAAGGTTGGATGGCAAATCTGATGATTATGTAGATAGTGCTTTTGATATTACGATTGCCAACTTTAAGAACAAGAAAATAAGCAATCAAAAGCACCGTCTAGATAATGTTAGATCAATGTCAGATGATAAACCTGCTTCTGCTACTGCTAGGGAAAAGATGCTTAGGCGCATTCGTGGTGAAAAGGAAGATGCTGCTTAATACTGAGCGAAGGCTGATAAGAGACGTGGAACGAAACATCTTCCATCACGGAAAGGATAACTAAATGTCTCAGACAATTACTGGACCTGTTCCTTATAATGCTCCATACTTTTATGCTCAGGCTATGCCTGGCATGAAGGCTGATAGTATGGACGATAATGTTGAGAGTTGGGCTTGTGGAGCAGCGCCAATTGGATTTGGTTTGATTTGCGGTAGGACTGCAACAGGAGCAATGACTATTCTTCCTGGTGGTCCAGCGCCATTGATTATTGGTGCTTCACTACACGATCACGTAATTGCTTCGCGTGGTGGTTATACTCAATATGATGCTGTGTCTATACTAACGCGCGGTCGTGTTTGGTGCGTTGTAGATGTTGCTACTGGTGTTGCTGATGGTGCTCCTGTATTTTATTCTGCTGCCACTGGAGCAGTTAATAATACAAATACTAATGTGGCATTGGTGAATGCTGTATTTCGTTCCGGAGTAGCTAGTGTCTTTGCTTTGCTTGGTGGCGCTCCAGCAACTGTTGCAATTGTTGAAATGCACTATCCTCTGGTATAAGGAATAGCACCAATGCCCCTAGATCAAACATTCGATCCACGAGATTTGGAAGTCGCTGATAGATTTATCTCTCAGCACTTTCGAGAGGATATCAATGTAGCTGATATTCCTACTGCTGGCCTTTGGCTAGCCCGTCAGCTTGACTATGTAAAAGCGCGTTCATACGATCGTTTGTTCCCCAATATGAATGCCAATCGTCTGGTCTCTGATTCTACAGAGGTTCCAGAATGGGCAGAGACTATTACTATTCGTATGTATGATTCAGTTGGTATGGCAAAAGTTATTGCTAACTATGCTGATGATCTACCGCGCGTAGATGTTCGTGGTGCTGCGAAAACCGTTACTGTTAAGACTATTGGTGACAGTTACGGTTACAATGTAAACGAATTGCGCGCCAGTAGAGCCACTGGTGTTGCGCTTGACCAGCGTAAAGCGGATATGGCTAGGCGCGCCATCGAGCTTAAGATCAATTCCATTAAGCTTATGGGTGATCTTACTTATGGTATATATGGATTGTTTAATAATCCTAATGTGCCAGAGCAAGTATTGCCTAACACTGGTGATTGGGGAACACTCACTGGTGATCTGATCTATGCCAATTTGGTTGCTTGGTATAATGGATACAATACTGCTAACAATGGTATCCATACACCAGACAATCTATACTTGGCACCCAAGGCTTATACTGCTGCTACGTCTAAGTTTGTGACAGGGCCAGGAGGTTTGCCTATTACTCCATTGGCTATGTTCCAAGCTAATTTCCCTGGTCTTACTGTTTCCAGTATTTGGGAATTGCAAGGCGTAGGACCAAGCGGTAAAGATTGGGGTCTAATGGTTGAGGCTTCTACTGATAACTATGTGCATGAATATGTAATGCCATTTACTCAGTTGCCTCCAGAAGCGCGCAACTTGGAAATAGTTACTGATTGCCTCGCGCGTAGCGCTGGTGTTCAGATCTATTATCCTTTGGCACTACTTGGTGCTAGGACAACTTAAGGAGTTACGACAATGCCAGAACTTGTTAATAACTCACAAAGACTGATTAACATTGAAGGAGCAGTTCTTGTTCCAGGTGTGCCAGCTTTGGTAACTGATGATGTAATGCAGAATCAAACCATCATGGATATGATGAATGAGCCTGCTGAACCAGGATCAGAAAAGAAAACTTTGGAGATTGCTAATGTTAGCCCAGAATCTGGTATTCAAGAGCGTAGTGGCGCAAGAGGCGAACATGGCACAGCAGACAGTGCCCGTGATGCCCAGCAGCATCAGCAGTCATCTTCTCAAAATAACCCTGCCCCAACACAACAGCCCGCACCTCAACATCCTCAAGCAACGCAACAAGGAGCGCAAGGAACAGGACAGCAAAGACCAGCCCAAAGGTAATCCCAACAAAGTGGAGAATGTGTAGTGCTTAAACTTGTTCTTGGGTTGATTGCTAGCGCAGCATTTAGTCTTGCTGCTAATGCTACTCCTATTATCCAGTTTGCACAAACTAGTGATGTTAACACTATTACTGCAACTGCTAATGGGACGCAGACTGCAACAACGATTGTTGGAACTGATGTTGCAGTAAACGTCGCACAAAATCTTGGTGGTGTTACTGGCGCAGCATTTCTTGACATAAGTGCAACTAGCACCGATGCTGCTGTGCCCGTTGGAACTGGAGCATTGCAACATTATAGTGGAAGCTTCAGCATTAATACTTTGGCTAACAATACTGGCACTAATCTTTTGTCTGGAACTTTTACTGATGCTGCACTTGGTGTAGGGTCTGCACTTGTTCTAGCTATTGGTTCTCCGCCTGATCTTCTTGCACTCGCTTCTGATCTTATCTCTGGTAGTGCTCTTGGTGCTCCAGCTGGTGCGGCATTTAGTTTGACGAATGTGCTCCCACCAGTAAGCATTGTTGGAACTACTCTTGAGAGTTTTACTGCAACAGTCTCGGGTAATGTCTCTGCTTCTGTTGTTCCAGAACCAATGACAATGGCTATGCTTGGAACTGGATTGATTGGTCTAGGTTTGGTCACTCGCAAGAGGCTAAACTAATATAATGATCCTTGTTATTGAGGATACTATCGTTTCTTTCGATTGGAGACAATTTGTATCCTCAACTAAACAAAGGATCATTAGAGTAAGAGAAATGCGCTCGCCGTTTAATATACTGCGAGCGTGTTTCTATTTGTTTGGTGTTGTTGTTCTATTAGAAGCAGCTTGGGCAACTGTTGGTGGTATTGGTTGCTTAATGCTAATTATGAATGGGACAATTGCTATAGGGAGTTGTGCTGAAGTTGCTCAACGCGCTAGAGAAATATTCTCAGAAATGTTAGCTGGTATATTAGCTTTGTTACTTGCTGCTAGACCACCGAACGATAAACCTCCACGCCAGGAGGATAAATGAGCGGAACAATATATTCAGAACATTGGCCAGAGGTAGAACCTCTATTGCAATTGTTCTTTCCTCAGTTCTTTGATCCACAATCTCCACAATACGTCGATCCTGATATTATGGCGCAGTTGTCAATAATATCTGATGAAGCTAGACCGTGGTGTATTCCTTCTGGCCAACAAGATATAGCACAAGCTTATTTCATTGCTTATCTTGTTTCATTACGTCATGAAACTACTTCAGGAAGTGCTGGAACTATTCCGGTAGCAGGGCCAATTATTTCTGAAAAAGAAGGTGACATAGCAGTTACTTATGCTGATATGACTAAAACTGGTATGGCTACTATGTCCAAACGACCACCATCTAATCCTTGGGATGTTTGGAATAGATATTGGATGCGATGTGCTGCTGGAACTATAACAACTAGATATGGCGATCCTTGTCGTAATGGCGTTCAATTTACTCTTGCTATATGGCCGAGAGTAATGGGGATTTGGTATCCAATATGGTAGCAGCTGCAGTTGCCGGTGGCTTTGGCGCACTTATTAGACCAACAGCTACTAAAGTTGAAGAGCACGATATGGGCTGGAAACGCATTGCTCTTGACTTTAAAGAGTTGAATGGTAAGGGAGTCAAAGTGGGATTAATGGGCGGCCAGGAGGTAGATGGGACGTCTGTAGTAGACATTGGTGTGTATAATGAATATGGAACTAAGAACATTCCAGCCAGGCCATTTATGGGAACGACTGCCGATAGATACCGCGATGCTATCTACAAATATACTGAGACGCTTGTTGGACAAATGATTGATGGTAAGTATACAGTTCATCAAGTATTAAGTTATATGGGTTTGTGGTATCAAGCAAAAATACAAACGGTTATCAGGGAAGCTAAGACATGGGCCGTTCCTAATGTGCCAGCAACTATAGCTAGGAAAGGTTCAAGTTCACCATTGATAGATACTGGGAGAATGGTGGGGTCTATTCGTTATGAAATCGTCAGTTCTACTGGGTCTGAATAATTGACTACTTCTTTTCGCACATCGTTTGTTGTTGTTAGGCGAAATATGGGCTATTGGTCTGAGGGCCAGTATATACCTGACGATAATACTGGCCAACAGATATCAGTAATGGCTACTGTCCAAATGCCATCTTCTCTAGATATGGGAAGAATAGAAGCAACAGAATTTGGTAGGAGAGCAACGCGCTTTATCAAGATATATACTGATACTAGGCTTCAATGTGTTAATCAACAGATTGAAGGTTTTCGCGGCACTACACCAGGAGACATCTTCTATTATGATGGTTCAGCTTATCTATTGTTTGGTGAAGCTGATTATACAATGCTGAGTCGTTCTAGAAACACTCAGGTTTCTCATTGGCGCTATTATGCTTGTGAACTTATAGAAGGATATAAATTGGAGAATGCCCCATGATACCTGGCATTTATGAATTGTTAGACTATACAATCAATACGGTGAATGCTCAAAATTTACCTATCATCTGGTCATATCAGAATGCTCCTAGAATGAATAAAGCTTATGTGATGATAGACTATACAGACAATGATATTCCTAACTTTGAAGTTGAGTCTAGCTATATCGATTTAGATGGTTTCCGTAAAATAGGTTCTTGGCGCAGAGCGACTGTGAGCCTTCAATTCTATTGTGGTCCCAACTCTGATCGTATTGCTAGTCAAGTTGCGATGATGTTAGCTGGTAACTTATCCGTAGATAAACAAGTTGAATTAGATGTTGCTATTGGTAATCGTTTAATGCTACAAAGAATGCCTGCTCTATTGAATAACTCTCAGTTTGAAGATAGAGCAATATATCAATTTGATTTCTACTATACCGATGTCTATAAAGATAACGTTGGCTTTATTGCCGAGGTTATCATCGATGGAGAATATACAGGAGCAGCTACAGGATCTGTAACTTGCCATGAGGATATTTGGATACCCTACCCTGAACACCATGAGGATGGAGAAAAGTAATGGCTAATATTGATCGTGTCGTTAATGTTCAAATCTCTCTGCAAACTGCTGGTATTACTTCGCTCAACTTTTCGGACTTGCTATTGTTTGGAGCGTATACGGCCGCTGATGGCAGCCTTGTTAACATTATTACCGATCCTGATCAGTTGCTTGATGATTTTGGCGTTGTTGCTACTGATCCTCTCTACCTAGCAGCGCAAGTATTCTTTAGTCAAATTCCACATCCGCCAAGACTGTTCATTGGTAAAGATAACAATGCTGCTGATGTAACTACAGATTTGGCAGCATTGCTAGATGAGAGTTCAGATTGGTATGGTATCTGTGACGTTAAACATGACGAGACTAGGGCAGTTGCTTTTGGTCAATGGGTAGAGTCTCATGAAAAGATTTTCGTAACTGTCTTGTCTGATCCTCTTAATGCTTCTGCTCCTGGCACAGATACTACATCAGTCGGACATTTGCTGAAGCAAGCCAATCTCTTTAGAACAGCGTGGTGGTATCATACAGAACCTGAAGAGTTTCCTGATGTTGCTATTGCTGCGCGTAGCTTCACCAAATATCCCGGCCAGGAGACGTGGGCCAATCAACGTTTGAGCAATGTTGATTCGTTGTTCCTTCCTGAAGTAACAGCACAAAATGTATTTGGGAAGAATGGTAATACGTTTGAACCATTCCGTAATATCGCTATTACTCAAAACGGTAAGACTGCTGGTGGAGAATGGATTGATGTTATTCGTTTTCGTGATTGGCTTTGCGATGAAATCAAAGTTAACATCTTTCAGCAACTAGTTGATAATCGTATCCCTTATACTGATCCTGGTATTGCTATTATTCGTTCTAGGCTTCAGCAATCATTAGATCGTGGCGTTTTCCGTGGTGGTATTGCCCCTCCTGAAGTAGACTTGGATGGTAACATTATCCCAAGTTATACTATCTCTGTTCCTCTTGCAGCTACAGTTCCGCCTAATGTAAAGGCTACACGAGTTCTGCAAGACGTATACTTTACTGCTAGGCTAGCTGGCGCAATCCATGTTGTACAAATCCAGGGAACGTTGACTTACGAAAATCTACCAGTAGCTTCTGTTGCAGCATAAGGGAGACAGTGAATGCCTAATGGTGTTGTTCGCACTTACAATGCAGCTAAGATTTTGGTTGTGTTCAATGGTGTTCCATTGACAGGTTATGCTGATGGAACATTCGTAAGTATTGAAATGCAGAATGATGGTGTGACTACACAAGTAGGAGCAGATGGAGAAATTGCTCGCGCTGTTAATTCTGATAGACGTTGCACAGTAACAGTTACTCTACAGCAGACTTCTATTTCCAATGACTTTCTTTCTACTATGTTTAGCACTGACATTCTAACTTGTGGTGGTTTGATGGGGCCGATACTTGTGCAAGATTTGTGTGGCGAAACTTTGTTCGCTGCATCTTCTGCTTGGATTGTTAAGCCTGCTACAGCAGAGTTTGGTAAGGAAGTCGCTACGCGCGCGTGGGCTATTCATACTGGTAATCCATCTATATACATGATTGGTGGTAATGCATTCTCACAGGCAGCATAACTTATGCCGGTATCTCGTCACGAATTTAAACTTGAGAACGGTAATAAGTTTTATGTCAGGAGATTTGATGCATTCCTTTCCTTGAAAGTATTAGGCGAAGTCCAAAAGAAGTTTCTTGCACCATTGGCAGCTATCATGGAGGCAAGAGATGCTGAAGCTAATTCGGAAGCACTCAATACTGCTGTCAATCAAATCTCTAAAAGTCTAGATGGAGATTCATTGGTTGAACTTGTTAAGAAAGTATTGAATCCTGATTTTGTTTCAGTTGTTATTGATAACTCTGAACCTTCAAGACTAGATGAAGGTGCATTAAACTTAGCAATAGATGGTGTATATGATGTTGTATATATTGTCTATGAAGTATTGAGGTATAATTACGCTGACCTTTTTACGCGAGGCAGAACCCTTATTGGACAGGTCCAAGAAGACACGGTGATTCATTAGGTGTTCTGCGAGAAGATTTTGCTGAAGAGATTTTTATCTGGCGACCAATACTAGAGGGATTAGTCAGTATTAGTGAAGTTAAAAATGGGGAGGTTGATGTTATAGACTTGCTAAAACTAAATGCTCTGATGGATATGCGTTCCGCTATGGAGCAACGCGAAATGGACAACGCCAGGAGGGAAACTTAGAATGTCACCTGAAGAATGTCTTAAGCAAACTGCTGATGCTTTTGAGTATATACTTAGAACTGATCCGTTGTTAAGACCAGAGTTTGAAAACTTAATTCAAGGCGGATTGTCTCCGCAATTAATTCGTCCCTTGCAAGGTTTTAATCCACGCGCAGAAATTGTAGTTGTTGTGCGTGAAATAGTATAATGGCGATTGTTCGCACATTAATAACGACGCTTGGCTATAAGGTTGATGAAGCTGGACTCAACCAATATGAGGCTGGCTTCCAGCGTATAAAGAGTATGACGTTAGGCTTTGCTAGTGCAATGGGCCTAGCGTTTGGTGCTGAAAAAATCTATGAGTTTATTGACGGACTATTAGATACTGGTAAAGAAATAAATAAGATACGCGCGCAGATAACTAATCTTGCTAGACCGCAAGATGATGTTAATGCTGCGATGGATCGCACACTTGAAATAGCAAATCTAATTGGTGTTGAATATTCTAAGGTAGCTGATACCTTTAGAGATTTCTTGCAGAACACTCGTGAAGGGAAGTTGTCGCAAGAACAATTACTTCAAGCTACAGAGAATGTATTCAAAGCACTTAAGGTAGATAAAGCATCATCGGAACAAACCGAAAGGATGTTCCATCTAATTGAACGTATAGACGTAATGGGCAAAGCATCCCCAAGAATGATAGGGATGCTACAAAATGTATCGCAAACAGCACTCACTATACTTGAAAAATACTTCAATACAAATGAAGATGGACTAAGAGAACTTGCTAAAGATGGAAAGATAACTGCTGAAATATTTATGGAAGCATTGGCTAGACCCAATGCAGAGTTAGAAGAAAGATTTTCAAAGGTTCCTTACACTATTGGTCGCGCATTCACTTATGCGCGTAATCAGATAACACCATTAATAGCTGAGTTACTTAAGACAACAAGAGTATCTGTCTTACTTGGAACTACAATCAAATGGTTAGTTGATTTAATTGTTAATAGTATTAAATGGTTCAATCGTGAAGTTATACAAATCAAACAACTAATAGAGATACTAGGTTATGCCCTTGTTGTAACTCTTGGTCCTTGGCTTATTCGTCAATTAGCATTAGCAACTCTTTGGACAGCACGATGGGGTGCGGCAACACTTGCTGCTAATTGGCCTTGGTTATTAGCGGCTGCATCTATCGCTGCTGTTGGCGTTGCTATTCAAGATTTGGTTTATTGGATACAAGGTAAAGGTTCACTCATTGGTTCTTGGGTAGGCCCATTTGATCAGTTATCAGAGAACTTTAAGAAGCTTGATATATTTGCTGGACCAAGAATTATTCAAGATTTGATAGAAGGTAAGTGGTCTGACGCACTAAAAGATTTCAATATTCTTCTAGGCAGCACTAGTGCTGAAATACTTGCATTAGGATTAGCTGTTGCTGGTGTAGGATTAGCCTTTGTCAGTTGGCGTTGGATTTTATCTCCAATACTAACTGCATTAAAAGCAACTAAAACTGCTTTGACTGCTGGTGGTGTTGCTGCTGGTGCTGCTGAAGCTGCCGCTACTGGAGGGGCAGTTGCTGCTGGTGCTGGCGCTGGTGCTGCCGCTACTGCTGGAAGTAAAGCATTAACAGCATTAAGAGTCGTTGGCGCTGTTACTGTTATAGGCACTGCTATTGAAGTTGCTATTGCTGGTAAAGGTTGGTTCCAAAGTGGGTTTGATGCTATCCGTGATACCATTATGGGACCGGGCACATCCGATAAAATGCGAGAGGATGCTAAGAAGAAAACTCAAAACGCTAATCCTATGTGGCCATTCTGGGGACCAAAGTATAATGAAGGTTCGCCAGAGGCTAGTGATCCTAGTAAACAACGTCTAGATATATTTGAATGGTGGAAGGGATTCAGTAAAGGTTCTTTTGCTCCAAGCGCGCCAACAGCGCCAGGAGCACAAGCCACTGATCCTTTTAACGTTGGTCCTGGCGCATTGGCCAAACCGCAAGCTACAACAGACAATCGTAATCAGAGTGTTACTGTTAATCATAGTCCAACTAATAATATAACTGTAACTACAGATGATCAATCAATGGTCGCTAGTATTATCCAACAGAAGTTGACTGATATAGGGAAGGCAACGTCTGATGCGATCGCCAAACAAATCACAACCTCCATGCCCCGAACCGAAGCTGCAACGCAATGAATGTATTAGACATGGAGAAACTTACTATGGTTATAATTGTAGTAAATGCAAACAAGAAGGAACATTGATCTGTGAGTTTGTTCAGCATGTTCTTTCAAAACCAACAAAGTCAGTTGGGGGCTTTGTTTCTTGATGTGTTGATATCTGAACAAATTAATCTACCAAGTAAAGTTACTATGTATCCCATCGAAACAGGCGATGGGGAAATTAGTGATCATATTACTCAGAACCAAGAAGAGATAACAATTACCGGCGCTATCTCTGCTGGCTCTTCTCAAATATCTTTATCTGGTATTGCTCAATCTATTTCTTCTGGCGGATCATTCGGAGTTGAATTTGGCCCATTGTGTTATTCTAAATTGATTAATGCTGTTGACCAACTTAGAACAATGCATAAAGATCGTAAGCCTATTACTGTTGTTACTGGTCTTGGTCGTTATGAAGAAATGGCTTTTACCACTCTCACTCTTGATCGTTCTAATAGCAATAGCACTGGCGGACAATGGCTTCAAATAAATGCAACACTACGCAAAATCAAAAAGGTAACGCTAAAACAAACTGATTTACCACCAGAGAAAGCTTCTGGCCAAGATGGTGCTAAAGGTAAGACAGGTAAAACTGAAAAGAAAACTACAAATGGTGGTAGCACATCCAATAAAGAAATAAGCGTTGCTGGTCAGCTTGGAAAAAGAACAGGACTTGAGGGGCCATTCGGAGTTAATCCACCAGTGAAACCACCAACTGTTGTTGATCCTTTTGGGAGTAGCATATTTGCCGTTTATCATTGATGTTGCTGATGAGAATAGTCAAGCAATAGAGATAGTGCTTGATAATATCCTGTTCTACATTGTGCTTGATTGGAATGAATCCGGTCATTATTGGAGTATGGCTGTTCGTAATTCGGCTTACGCTACTGTTGTTGATGGTATATCAATATCCGCGAATTGGCCTTTGACTTGGCAGTTTAGATATGCGGATATGCCGCCAGGAGAATTAGAAGTTATCTCTGCTCATTACAGAAACGGTCCTGTTCCAAGAGATGGGTTTTTAACCGGTAAGTATTACTTAGTCTATTACACTGTTCAAGAATTAATAGATGCTGGTGTGTGGTCACAATATAGGAACGTAGCACTTGCTGTTTGATCGTGTATATAGATTGCAGGTAGGACAAGGCAACAATGGTGTTGAGATAACCGATTTGCGGATAACGTTTGACATTGTAAAGACAGCCAAGAAAAATCCTAATAGTAATAAGATACAGATATGGAATTTGCAAAAATCATCAAGAGAACTTTGTGAGAAACCAGATACACGTTGTATTCTTTATGCGGGTTATGCTGAACAAGATGGGCCTATTTTAATCTTCAATGGCAACGTAACAGTAGCGTGGTCACGATATGATTTGCCAGATATCATTACAGAATTTGAACTTGCAGATGGCGGTCAGGAGATACGCGATACGGCAATATCAGTTGGATATGATAAGAAAGTTAAATCGTCGCAAGTCATTACTGATGTGTCGAAGAAAATGGGATTGCCGTTGACTATGCCAAGTAACTTAATAGACTTTGTTTGGGAGAATGGCTTATCATTCTTTGGTCCTGCTAGAACTCTAATGGATAAAGTAACTAAAGCTGCTGGCCAAGAGTGGTCTATTCAGAATGGCAATGTTCAAGTTATAGAAAAGCGAATGGTCACTACTAGACAAGGTATAGTTATATCTGCTGACTCTGGTCTAGTAGGATCACCAGAAAGGGAACGCAAACAATCAGATGGTAACGCTACTCCCAAGAAGAAAACTGCTAAAGCTAAGAGCGATCCATTAAAAGAATTTGATGGCTGGAAAGTAAAGACATTATTAATGCCACAAGTAAATCCTGGTGATAGAGTTGAGATGGATACGAGAGATGTAAAAGGTATCTTTCGTTGCGAGCAAATACAACATAGAGGTGATACCCACGATGGTGATTGGGAATCAGAACTTAAAATTATTGATCCTGCGAAGCCTATTGGCGATAAATCAAATACCAAAGGTGGTAAAGCCAAGAGGGGTGAAGAACATAAAACAGGATACGTTGAAGATGATGAATTTACTGATGAGTGTTGAAAATGTATAACGATTTAGTTGAAGCATTGCAGTTGATGATTGAATCGTCACTCAGTGATTTAAATACTTCCGTCCCAGGTAAAGTAATCAGTTACGACGCGGCTCGTAATCGCGCTATAGTCGCGCCGTCCTTTCCTAAAGCCTTGTCCAGCGACGATACTTTAGATGCTCCTAAGATTGTAGAGGTTCCTGTTGTATGGCCAACAACTGGTAGTGGTAAAGCTTCATTCACTATGCCACTACAGCCAGGAGATGGAGTGATGCTTTCCTTTCAACAACGTTCATTGGAAGGTTGGCTAAGTGGTAATGAGGCTGCGCCTAAAGATCCAAGACAATTTGATCTTTCTGATTGTGTAGCACATCCTGGTCTTAATCAAAAAGATACTGTTGGACATGATAAGAATGTTGTATTGAAATTCAATAAGTCCAACCTCGTCATTGATCCAAATAACAACATAACCTTGGGAAATGATCAAGCAACTATAACGATACAAAGTGATGGAGGTATAATCATCAAAGCTAATTACTTGCGAATGCAAAATCCATCTAATAGTGGATACATTAATATAGATGCTGGTGGCGCTATGACTATGCACGCTTCTAC